TGAATTGTAACTGATGGTAGATATACACATGATTTACCACCTGGCATGTTCTTCTCAATAGAAGGAAACAACGCAGCTGGGTTATCATACACGTGATTAGTACAAAGTATAGTAGTCTGAGTAACTGCACCTAAATTAGTACAAGTCTGCATTAACGACTTCATAGCACGAGCGTTTGTACCCATGTCTGTTGATGTACTATCTTTACCCATACGAGCTAGAGATAATTCTGATTGTAAATTGCCGAGTGAATCGATAGCTATGATAAACTTACCTTCAAGTCCCTTTTCTTTAACTGAAGTAAGGAACTTATACAACGCATTACGTGTTTGTTCAATACTAATACAAGGTACATACTTAACATTACTAACATCAAGCCCAAGTCTTTCAGCTCCTTCAGGGTCGATAGCATTTTCAGTATCGAATATAACAGGAATGAGACCTTCTTTCTGAGCAGCTGCTAGTATTTTCATAACGAACAACGACTTACCAGTCATTGATTCACCAGCTAACATAGTAACTCGACCTTTTGGTATACCACCATGAATAGAGCCTGATACAATTGCATTGAGAACATAAGAACCGGTATCGATCCAACCACCGACACGGCTTAATGTACTATCTGATAGATAGGTTGCAAACGGATTAACACTATCGATATCATCGAGAGCTTTTTTAACGTCTTTTTCCATAAATTTATTATATCATAAGATAACAAAACCTCCAGAGAATATTCCCTGAAGGTTTAGGTCAATATGATTTATTTTACTCGTCAAATAGTTTAACTACATCCGATCCACCAGCAGCATCTGGTTGTGTAACGGGTGGTTGTGGGTTATTAATGTTATTATACTGTTGAATAATACGATCATCTAGATCGACATCCGAAAGCACAATAGATGATTTAGTGAACGTCCAATTATTCTTTTCTTTATCTGTTAAGAACTCCATAAAGATATATGGAAACGATTGAACCTGTAGTTGACCATTTTCGGCATTAGGTTGTGTATGAATAATAACCGGGTTATTAATAGTAACTGTGGTATCCGTCTCTTCAACCGACTTCCCAACAACTGTCCTACCAATATGATCGTTAATTGTAATAATATCTGACATATGTATATATTAGCTGCGGTTTTTCGGTTTTCAACTATTGTTTTTTGATTTTTTTATACTAATTAACGTATATGAGTCCTTATAAAGGTAAGACAGTGTTTGTTCAAATAGCAGCGTATAGAGATAAGGAACTTTTACCTACTCTTAAAGATATGTTAGAAAAAGCTGATGAGCCAAAAACATTACATATATGTATTGCTTGGCAACATAGTAAAGAGGATGAGTGGGATCAGTTAGATGACTATTTACTTGATGATAGATTTACTATTATTGATTTAGATGCTGCTAAATCTAAGGGAGCATGCTGGGCACGTAACTTAATACAACAAAAATATAAAAAAGAAGATTTTACTTTGCAATTAGACTCACATCATAGGTTTGTAGAAGGTTGGGATACTATTCTTAAGAATACTTTTTACTCGTTACAATTAACTGGTGTTAAGAAGCCTTTACTTACTGGATACTTACCATCTTATGATCCAGAGACAGAAGAAAAGCTTGACGAGCCGTGGAGATTAAGATATCAACGGTTCGCACCAGAAGGTCCATTACACACTATACCTGAAACTATACCTGATTGGAAAGATCACACTGGCCCAGTACGTGCGAGATTTTATTCTGCTCACTTCTGCTTTACTTTAGGTAAGTTTTCAAAGGAAGTACAGCATGATCCTAAATTATATTTTCACGGTGAGGAAATAACTATCGCTGTTAGAGCCTTTACTCATGGTTATGATTTATTTCACATGCATATTCCTATAATGTGGCACCATTACCACAGAAGCGGTAGCTCAAAACACTGGGATGATCACAAGCAATGGGTACGACTTAACAAGAAGTCATATGCTCGTGTTAGAAAGTTGTTAGGTATTAACGGGGAGAAGTTCCAATCTAATGAAGGGGGTGAGCATATTTTAGGCGAAGTAAGATCTTTAGATGACTATGAAAAATATGCCGGTATACGTTTTAGCGATAAGGGTATTCAGCAATACACTCACGATAATTTTTACCCACCTAACCCTACACTTAAAAAGGGTTATGATGAATCTTTCTTGAACATGTTTAAGTTTTGTGTTGATGTAAATAAGAGCAGTCTTAACGGTGAAGAAGATTTTATATTCTGGGCGTTAGCTTTTGAGGATGAAGATGGTAATGAAATGTACCGAAAGGATGTAACTGATACGGAAATTAAAAATACATACAATAGTGATACAGATGCATATCAAATTTGGCGGGAGTTTACAACCAAAGAGCTACCTTATAAATGGATCGTTTGGCCTCAGTCCAAGAAGAATGGTTGGCTAGATAGAATAGAAGGAGTTATTAATAATGGATAAAAGAACTATTCTACTTCATCTACCCGCTTATAGAGATCCAGAGTTAATACCAACAATAAAGGATGCTTTAGAAAATGCAGAGTTTCCAGAAAGAATACACTTTGGTATTTGCTTGCAATATAATCCAGATGATGGGTTTGATGATTTATCTGAATATGAAAATGATAAGCGCTTTAAAATAGAAAAAATACACTATACAAAAGCTAAAGGTCTACCATACGCTAGAGCTTTAATAAATGAAAAGTTACTTACTGATGAAGATTTTGTATGTCAGTTAGATTCTCATCACAGATTTACTAAAAACTGGGATAGTACTTTAATATCTTGGCATGATGAATTAGTTAACGAAGGTTATAACCCAATTATAGGTGGTTATTCACCTATGTATAACCCATATAATGATCCGGAAGAACGAGTAAAGGAACCTTGGATGTCATTGGCAGGTTGCTTCTACCCTTTTGGAACTATCTTTATTAGACCTGGGGGTATACCCAACTGGCAGGATCTTAAATCACCTATACCTGCAAGATTCTTAAGCGGTCATTTTGCATTCGGAACTAATAAGTGGGCCAAGGAAGTTAGACACGATCCGAATATTTTCTTCGCCGGTGAAGAACTGAATCTTTCAGTTAGATCTTTTACTCATGGTTATGATTTATTTCATCCACATAAAGTAGTTATATGGCATGCTACTATGAGAGAAGAACGAAGTGGGATGCTAGTTTGGGATGATCAACACAAGAGAGGTGACGATCAATGGTGGAAGGGTAATGATATAGCACGTTCTAGAATACGTCAGTTATTAGAAGTGGAAGATAGTGGTCATGATTTAGGAGATTATAATCTAGGACATGTTCGTAGTTTAACTGAATATGAAAAATATGCAGGAATTAACTTTAAACTTAAAGCATTTCAACAATATACAATAGACCATAAATTTGCACCTAACCCAATTCAAAATAATTATGGTCTTACGAAATGGGAAGATACGTTTATTAAATCACACTACCAATTAATTAATATAACAAAAGATATGCTTCCTGAAAATGATTACGAGAGTATATTAGTATCTTTTGATGATAAAAACGGTACAGGTATAAATCAAGAATATATAACCGATCAACGATTAGATGATTTTATCTCTAAGGGCACTACGATACATTATGAAAAGATGTTTTGTAGTAACGAATTACCGGCTAAATTAATATTTTGGGGTGTTTCATCAGATAGAGGGTGGGCAGAAAAGTTTGAACAACCTTTAACAAAAGATTTATTATGATAAAATGGTATGGTGAGAAAATAGCTGATGCAGGTTTTGTAATTAATTTACAAAGTAGGAATGATAGATTAAAGAGTGTGTGGAATACTCTTAAGAGTACTAATATAACGGGTGTTGAACGATTTGATGCAATAAAAAAGCGCGATGGTTGTACGTTTTCACATATTGAAATCGCTAAATTACAAATTAAAAATAATTGGGATTATGTTCTATACTTAGAAGATGATATAAAATTAGACGTTTTTTACGAACCACAATACCCTGATCAGGAAAAATGTTCAAGTAAAGAAGTAGATATAAAAAAAGTAGTAAAGCATATTAAAAAAGACTTCTTAAAGCATAAACCTGACGTATTATGGCTTGGTACTAGACCGGAAGGACCAGTAAAACAAATTTCAAACATGTTTTTAAGACCAGAAAAAACTGTAATGTCACATGCTTATATAGGCTCTTTAAAGTATGCAAAATTTATTGTTGATAACTTAAAGTATGAAGAAAACACGCATTGCACATACTTATGGCCTATTGATTTATTTATTTCAGAGCTAAACAACAAAAAGACATGGAGATTATTTAGCAAAGATTATACACACTCAGATCCTATTTTAAATAATGATTTAAAAGTTTATATGACTATTCCAAATATTTTTATTCAAGGACCATCTTATTCTGATTTAGATCATAAATTTGTAGATCACGAAATATGGATTAAGGGATGCTTTGAAGGAAGCATAGACTATAAAAATTTAAAAATTAAAAAATATTTACTTAATAAATAAAAAAACTTACAATATATACACATGAAAATTGCAATAGGAGATATAGTAGATAGATATAGCATCTGTAAATTAAAACAAGAACGGCTATCTATTGATAATAATAACGAGATTGATGCTTTGTCGCAAGAAATTGACAACTATAAAGATATTAAATCATACGTTGATAAGCTGTATGATATAAATGCTAAGATATGGAATTATGAATCTGATATACGGAAGGGTAATGAGGATATTTTAGGGTTAGAAGAAATAGGTCGTCGTGCCATAAAGATAAGAGAGTATAATAGTCAGCGTGTTTTATTAAAGAATGAAATAAACTCTAAATATAATGAAGGTTATAAAGAAATTAAAATGATTCATGGAAGTCACATTGAACCATCTCTTATAGTAACACTTACTACAGTACCAGAAAGGTTAGAATTTGATCATGAAGATTCTTTACCAGCTGTTTTAGTTTCAATATGTGAGCAAGATGATACTGATTATGAAGTGCACTTTAACGTTCCATATATATCAAAGATTACAAACAAAAAATACATAATACCAGAGTGGTTAGAAAAATTTAAGCTAAGATACGAGCATCTCAAAATTTTTAGAACAGACGATATCGGACCTTCAACAAAAATGATACCTACAATAAAGCGTGTATTAAATGATGAAACCATAATATTAGTTGTTGATGATGATTTAATATATCACAATAAAATGGTAGAAGAGCACCGTAAACATCAAGAACGATTTAAAGAATGTGTTTGTGGCTATGATGGAGCTGGAGGCATTGCACCGAAAACTGAAGGAGTGTATGATCCTCGAGATTATGATGATAATAGAAATCACTTTATAGTCAGTGTAACAAAACCTCTAACTACTAAATTAATACAGCACTATAAATCTGTATCATATAAGAGAAAATTATTTAAGGATGAGTTCTTTACGGATTTTTTAGGTAAAACATATTCCGATGATGTGTTATTTTCTTATTATTTCCTTTCTAAAAATATCGATATGATTATTATGCCTTATGAACCTGAAAATAAAAAATTTAACACCTTTAAAAAGTGGGATAAAAATAAAGGAGTTACTAGTTTTCCTGTTTTAAAACACGCGAATGGTCCAATGCACGTAGGTACACAACATCCAGAAATGTTAAAAGTAGAAGAGCGGTTTTTTGTTCCAGACGAGTTCTTAAAATATACAAAATGAAACAACAGATTGATAAAAATATGACTATAGTTACCGGGTTATGGAATATAAACCGGTTAGGTAGAGACTTCGATCATTATATTGAATGCTTTAAAAGATTTCTAGATATACCACAAAATTTATTTATATACATACCAAAAGAATATGAACATATTGTTTGGGAGAAAAGAGATAAATCTAATACCTCAGTATATGTAATGGAGCTTTCTGACTTAAAGCGGTTGTATGAACCGTTTTGGGATAGAACCCAACAAATAAGAACAAGTGATGTGTGGCTAGATTCCGCCAGTTGGCTTAGAGATTCCCCTCAAGCCTCAAATATGTGGTATAATCCAATTGTTCAATCTAAAATGTTTTTATTAAATGATGCTACATGCTTTAATCCATTTAATACCGATTACTTCTATTGGTTAGATGCTGGTATTACAAATACTGTAGATTATCACTTATTAGTAAATGAGAATATACTTGAAAAATTGACTACTGTTTGTGATAAGTTTTTATTTTTAAGTTATCCATATGAAAAAAGACCTGAGGTGCATGGATTTGAAATAAACTCATTAAATAGTTATGCTGGCCAGGAGGTTAAGTATGTATGTAGGGGTGGTCTTTTCGGTGGTAAGAGACAACAAATAAATAATGCTAACGCGGCATACTATACTCTGCTTGATAGAGCTTGTAGCGAAGATTTAATGGGTACGGAAGAGTCTATCTTTACTGTTATGTCGTATCTCGATCCTAGTTTGTATCAACGGTTTGAATTAGATATTACTGGACATATAGTTAAATTTGCGCTAGCTTTAAGAGATAATAATGTAACATTTAGTGAAGTTGAAAATAACTATATAACCGAGTCCACAGATAACGATGCGCGAAACATAAAGACAAATCTATATATATTAACTTTTAATTTTCCTGAACAAGTACTACACACTATTGAGTCTATGAAAAAAACACCAGAATGGTTAGAGAGACCATCGTTAGTGTTATTGGATAATTCTACTAATGAAGAAGCACGTAATAAAAATAGAGAAATTGCACAACAATATAACTTTGAATATATTAGCTTAGAAGGTAATACTGGAATTTGCGGAGGTAGGCAGGCTGCAGCAGAACATTTTGATAAATCCAATGCTGATTTTATGTATTTCTTTGAGGATGATATGACATCTAACCCACCTGAATTTGAGGGTCAGTTTTGTAGACATGGGTTTAAGAAATATATACCAGATTTGTATAATATTACTCATAAGATAATGCTAACTCATAAATATGATTTCTTAAAGTTGTCTTTTACAGAAGTTTATTTTGATAACGATAAGCAATGCTCCTGGTATAATGTACCTCAAGATATAAGAACAAAATTCTGGCCTGAATATGACAAATTACCGGAGACAGGACTTGATCCAAATGTACCACTTACGGAATTTAAGAATATAAATACTATAGACGAATTATCTTTTATAGATGGTGATATTTATTACGCGAACTGGCCTATGATAGTCAGTAAAGAGGGTAATAAAAAAATGTTCATCGATACCACGTGGGCTAATCCATTTGAACAAACATGGATGTCACATATATATCAGCTTACAAAAGAAGAAAAAATAAGACCAGCAATATTGCTGGCCTCACCTATCTGGCATGATCGCATAAAGCATTATCAGCCAGAAGAAAGAAGAGAAAACTAAATAGCAATCTTCTTAGCTAACTCTTCACACTCTTTAATAGCCTCTTGCGCTTGCTTCGATAAATATGTTGATTTATCTGAAGCGTGGATGAGTGTTTCTCTATATGTAAGAAGAATACGGCGCGCAGCTTCAATAACCGGAGAGTTAATCTCACCGTCGCCGGGATCATTACCTTCAGCAACTCGCTTAATGATCTTTAAAATTTCTGCTGTGCCACGTGCGCGGCCTCGCCAATACGCTGGATGTGCTTTGTTAGTACCATCATCTGCTGGACTATCTAAGTAACTTGATTCTGCCATAATACTACTTATACCCTTACGCAAATAAATCAAATAGCTCTACCTGAACATTATCAGATGGTTTGCGTATAGTCCAGTTAACGTTATCATAGAAACGCTGAATAGACTGGAACAGAATTTTCTCAAACATCTTCTCATAGTCCGGTTTAAAAATATCAGCAAATTCCACAGGATAATCATACTTAAAGCCAATAGTACCCAACCCAAACTTATTAGGCTGCTCAACGTACATGTAACGGACTTTGTCTCCTGAGCTGATTTCTTCATATTTGTTTCCAGTATTTAGTTTCTCTAGCATCATATTGTAGTAATAAGCAGACTTAGCATGAATAGGCATGCCTTTACCAGTCTCGAATCCACGACACTTAACAGCATGCTTTTCATATCCACGAACTCCCATAACGAATGCAACTTCTTCAGGATCCAACGACTTAAATGTATCATATGTCTCGTTCAAGACAGCATTAGTCTCCTTAAGAGACTGCGTTGTCAGCATGGTCTCGATGATCTTCTTTGCATACGGTTTGATTGCATTAGGCATGGTTGTACGTACAACCTCAACGCCTGTATACTTAAACTTATTTTCTTTGATACCTTCATCATCAAGAATATGCATCACGTATCGCTTCTTCTGCAAGAATACTCCTATATCTGCAATACATTCACGCTTGAATATAAAACGGCTATCTTTAGTTAGTAGAGCTTTTCTTGCCCAGTTGTTGATACCTTCGTTTAGAAAGTCTTCAATATTTTGAATCTCGTCATATGTCTCTTGATGTATATCTTCACCATCCCAGAACTTGATAAGATCATTTTTAACTAGTGGTGCGATAGAAGCGTACGAACTATCTGTATCGTTATAGATAATACACTGGTCTAGATCGTAGTTTGATATATCGGGTACTTTACCTTTAATATATTCCTTGATAAGTTCGTTAGAGTATTTAATAACAGCTTGTCCGGTTAATGTTACTGATGCTGCAATGTCGTCATCACCGATAGGTGCACGTTTATTACCCATGTAACCATAACACGAGTTAATCAAAATCTTAATAACCATCTGCTCAGTATTAAGACGTTCGACCTCATACTTAAGCTCTGTATTATTAGGATCTTTCTTAAGTTTCTGCTTATACTTGAATAGCTTTTCCTTAATAACGACGCGTTTGTTATAATAGTACTCTAAGAACTCTGGTATAATACCTTTCTTCTTTTGCGAAAATAATATACCTGCTTTAGATAAAGCACAATCTTCATCTTTAAGGAACTTTGCAAATGCAGGCTTATCTAAACTGAACTGCTTACCAGAAACATGCTGTATAACAACCTTATCTTGTAATGTATCGATTTTACCTATCTTTGTCTCCGGAGACGTATTGAGTGATATCATAACGTTCGGGTATAGAGAGTTTGCATCGAAAGATACAATATGTTCTTTAAAACCTGACTTCGGTTCTGCAACATAAGCACCTGGATTCTTACCCTCTACTTCTGCTCTTACAAACGTAGAAATAATCTCACCACGTTTTCGTGCTCGTATACAAAGCGCACCATTAATCACTTGAATAGTACCCATAGCACCTTCAAGAGTAGTTAAACCAACATACGACAGCATACGTAGTAGGGGCATATACTGAAGTTTATCTTCCAATCTTACAAGAAGGTTAACGTCTTGAATGTTGTAATCGATAAACGTATTCCAATCCTCTTCAGATAGCTGAGCAAGACTCATACCACCGTAGTCAACCTTATTCTCACCAAGCTCTAATTCCCCGATAGCATCGAGTTTATATGACTCACGTAACTTTAAGCAAAAGCGTCTATAGATATCTAAAAAGTCTAAGCATGCAATACCATCAATATAATAACGCTTCTTTTCTTGGCCGAATTGACCACGCATCATACGAAAGAATACGTTACCTACTGGAGACATACGCTTTACGAATTCGTTACCTAAGATGCGCTCCATGCGGTTAATAATATATGGAATATCGAAACCTTCACTGTTCCAACCAGATAAAATATCCGGGTAATCAGCTTCTAGATATTCCAAGAACTTAATAAAAAGCTCTCGCTCACTATCACAATGCACGTATATGAGGTCTTCGCGACCAGCACCAGTATAAGGCTTTAATCCAAACGTATGAAACTTCTTACTAAAGTTATCGTAACAAGTTATAACGTTTACTGTATGTGTAGGGTCGTCAATATCTGGAAATGAATCGACAGAGAAGGTCTCAATATCTAAAAAACAACACTTTAGTGGATGCTCACTAAACTCCGGCTTTTCGTTCTCTTGCCAGTACATATCAAGCAAGTATTGCTGCGCCACGGGTGTATTTTCGAAGACTCTTTTAACCCCGGAGTCAGTTAAGAATCTGCTTCGGTTATATGAGTTATTAAACTTCTTCTTCTTAAGCTTAGTACCATAAATCGATGTTTTATCTCCCCGAGGGTCTTCTGTATAAAGATAAGGCTCAAACGAAGAGTTGTACGAAATACGATTACCATCTTCATCCCACGTAAAGAGAGTAATTACACTCTCACGGTTATTGTATATTACGTTTCTATATGACATCTACGTCATTATTATAGCATAGTTCCTTATTGCCACAACGGAATATATTTTCTTTTTGGATCACCAAATTCAGTATTTAACGCTTCAAGATGTGAGCCGATGTTTGGCTCTAATTCCAAAATACGATTAGCGCCTATCTCTCGTAACTTATAAACGTTCTTGTAATACTTTGTACGGTTCTTCCAATCGAGAATTGAGTCGACTTTATCAGAAAGCTCTTGTACTGATCCAAACTTTAAGCTATCTGGTGCTGTATAATATGTTTCCATATCTTGACACAAACAAGGTATCCCTAAATTACACGCTTCAATAAATTTAATATCGGACTTAGCTTTATTAAAGCTATTATTCTGCAGAGGCGCTACCATTAACTGCGCATTAAGATTAGCAATGAATTGAGGGTATTGCAATAAGTTTTGCCACCTATAAAATTCAATCTTACCACTAGTTACTAAATCAGCTAGTTGTGGTGGGTAAGCACCGACAAAAACCCATTGATACTTATCAACAGTTGCACGTACATAGTCTCTTACACCTTCAAAATCATCCTTACCTCCAACCTTATTATCCACATCATAATGAGCTCCGGAGCCGGTATACAATATACGCGGCTTCTTTTTATTCTTATCAAATGAATCTACAACTTTACGTCCATTAAACTTATTTCCCATCCAAAAGTCTGGTACGAAGTTTGGTACAACACTTATTTTATCTTGCCCGGTACGCTTCTTATACAAGTCTCTCATATAAGGACAAGTAACAGTAACCTCATCAACCATATTGATCATCTCGACACAATTAGATCTTATCTCTTCCGTATCAAAGGCGAACTTAAACTTATTATAGTCAGGTATATCCTCTTTAAACACTACATCATCAACTTCGTAAATAATTTTAAATCCTGCCTCTTGTTGTATTTGTTTAAGGAACTTTAAAAATTGTAGCTGTGAAGATGAAGCTTGTCTCTGCAATTTAACTGCTTTAAGACCTTTATAAAAACGAGGATCTGATACCATCGCTGTTAAAGAGTGAGATATACCAACACCAGTAGCGTTAATAACTTGCTCTGGCCATAGTATACGCCAATGCCCGCAGCCAGATAAGTCTGCAAGATAGTTAAGATATCTTGGCATACCTGCTTCTCTCGGTTGAGGTTTTTCTACCTTTATTTGAGGTGATTGAGGAAAAGGTGACACAAACGGTGATTGTGGGAATGGAGATGGGTTAATCATTCTTATATAATTATGTTAAATTTCCTTATAATCAATACGATGAGTAATACCATTTTCTTTTTCAAGCCAAATGACTTCACCTGTAACTGCTTTAATGGATTCCTTTCTATGTGATATAACTATCGAACATTCATCAAGTTCTTCAACTCGATCTTGTAATATTTGTGTAATAAGTTCGATACCTTTCTCATCAAAAGATGAATCAAACAACTCGTCATATATAGCAATGTTATACTTAACCCCTCCCTGCATTCGTCTAATATCAGCGAAGGTAAATAAGCATGCTAGATCAATAGACTTTCTTTCTGCTCCAGAGAAGTTAAAGTAAGAGCAAACTTTATTCTTTTCATTGAGTATTTCCTCTTCGAAGTATTCGTTAAAAATACATATAGAGTTTGAATCTAATCTACGTAAATATTGCAGTAGTTTATTATTAAGTAGCTCTAGCAACTTGTTAACGATGTATGACTTAACACCTTCTTCTGATACAACATACTTAACAATATCTAACTTTGCTAAACGCTCACGTAGTTCCTTTACTTTAGCTTGTAAAGACTCTAAATCTTTATTTGTACTTTCTATTATTACATCTATATCAGTCTCGGTAATGTTTACTGACTTTATATCTTCACCTAACTCAGCTTGCCACTTATTAAGCTGATCGATACGTAAATTAATATTTTCTTGCGCTTGTAAGTCTAACTTAATTTGTGAAAGCTCTTTAGTACTACCTGTAATAGCTTGATTAACGCGTAACTTAATATTTTTAGCTTTAGATAACTTTTCTTGTACAATCTTTATATCTCCAACCATCGCCTCAATCTCTTCTTTGAGGGCCTTTCTTTCGATTTCAATATGCTCCGTATCATGATCTTCAATATTCCGAAGACAAACAGGACACTTTTCATCTGATGTACCAATCTTTGCATATGTTGTTTTTGTATGAGTTACTTCTGCCTTTTTAGTGCTTATATCTTCAATAAGATCACTTATCTTTTCATCACAAATATTTAGTTTACTCTCGTACTCTTTTATACTCTCTTTTACATTATTTATATTATTTTTATCTACAGAAACTGTTTGAGTCTTAAGATTACTTAGTTCCATTTCATTTGACTCTTTACGTTCGAGATATAATTCATGCTTTTCTTTACGACGATCTAGAATTTTTGTACGTTGGTCTTTATAGTTGTTACAGCTCTTACTTACCTCCTCTAAACGGGTAAATTCTGTATCATGCTCCCGTTTGATATCGTTATATTCACTTCTTAGATGCGATAACATCTGACCAAATACTTCCATACCAAAAATATCTTCGATAAACTTACGCTTCTCGATTTTATTTTTTGCCATAAATGGAATCGCATTGTTAACTGTCATAATAACACAGTTCTGGAAGATTGAGGGTGTTGCGCTTGTTACTTGACTTATGTATTTGTTTGTATTAGATATACTATCACGCGTCTTATCAACACCGTCCTTAAATACAAACACTTTTGAGGGGTTGAGATGTCTAACTATCTTATAATTACTAACACCTTTAGTAGATTTAAGCTCGAAGTCTAACTCTACATGTGTTTTACCACCAGTAATGTTATTAGGTATAAGATCTTTCTTAAGCTCGCGTAGCGTATCGCCAAATATAGCAAAATAAATAGAATCAGCTACTGTACTCTTACCAATAGCGTTTCTACGGTCTGGCTTATCGCGATTTGCACCTGTTATAACATGCAAACCTTTTGTAAACTCTACTGTTACAGGATCTTCTCCAACAGATAGAAAATTTATAATGCTTACCTTTTTAAAGTTTACTTCTTTCATATAGACCGAGAGTATAATCAATTATATCTTTTTTATTGTCGATATCAAGCATGTTTACAAACTCTTCAATCGCTTGCTCGACATCAATACCTGATAAATCCTCTTTATCCTCTGTATTTTCTAGTAAGCGATTAAAATTAATATCGTAATCAACTGTTAACCCTTCTGGTTTGAGCTTAGTAAGTACACCAAGAAGAACATCCAAATCTTCTTGCGAAATATTCATATCAATCTTTAGCTTTACAATATTATTTGTAACACTTTTGACTATATGAGATGTAATTTCTCCTTCTTCTACTAATTCACTTAAAGCTATTTTTTGATAGCAGGGTGATATATGGTTGGGCTTAAACTCATACTCTAATGTATCTAAATCTAATATATGATAACCTTTCTGATTACCAGCATCACCAAAATCCATTTGAAAAGGGTTACCAACATATAAAATAGTACCTGCACCGAAGGTCTTTTCATGTCTTGTATGAAAGTGTCCAGATATAATCAAACTAGACTTCTTCAAAAGATCCTTTACCTTAACACCTTCTTCACATACCTTATAGGTATTCATCTTAAACGTCTCAATTTCGAAATGACCGAATATAATATCACTCTCTTCGATATTTTTAACGTTTGTATTCCAAGGACAGAACGATAACATACGATCATATGCTTCTAGAGTCTGGTACTGCTCTAAAACAGTTACATTTTTTCTATTCTTAAATATAGAAAGTGAATTTACATCTGTTCTATGCTTGTAGTAAATATCATGATTACCAGTTATAGCGATAACGTTAAACTCCGATAAGATGTCCAGTATATCGGCAGATATTTGTAACGTATTAACTGATATTTCACTTCTATTGTGATGCCAGTCACCACAAAAAATAATGTCTTCGATTTTATTACGAACACACTCTTCTCTAAACCAATTGGCCCATTCTAAGGCATAATTATGCCATTCAGTACTATTAGAATGAACACCTAAGTGTAGGTCAGATATGATAGCTACTTTAGGCTTTCTAAGCGTCGGGATCATCATCACCATCAACTGGTTTTACATAAACATGACCGTGGGTATTATTAGGATCAGACATATAGTCTTCATAAACTTGCTCTTTATAAGATTTAATAGCTTCATGATGCTTTTTCTCCTTCTTAATTCGATTAATAAAGGCATGATACGCTATTGTAGTAAAATATGAAAATGGATTAGAGTTATTCTCGAATTTATACTTCTTATATTTGAGAGCCGAATACATCTTAATCAATGCATCACCAATCATATCATCTTTGTAGGAATAATTAATAAATGACGAGTTATAACTTAAACCATACGCAATCTTTTTAATATTCTCGGCGAGATCATCCGTCAAGATATCAGAGTCATAATATTTCCTTAAACTCGCTTTAAAGACTTTAGGTTCAATGTAGTATTCGGCTTTCTTCTCTTTGGACATTTTACTAATTATAAAGTATATATTTTATAAGTCAAGATAAATTTACAGTTGATTCTGTATAGCGTATCTTTTCGGACTCATAGATTTCCTTACGCTTTTCGTTGTGTCTTATACCATATGGTAGATTATCGCATATATCAATAATGACTAGCTTGTTTTTACTATGATGCTTACGTAATCCCCGACCAATCGACTGAACTGTACGTACAAACGACTTACCACCTGCAGCAAATACAATGTTATGAAGATTTTTAATATTAACACCGGTAGAAAAGATAGCACTGATAGCAACACATATAACATTATGTTCCTTTTCCATTATACCTTTAATTTTATCACGTTCTTCTACATCTACCTCACCTCTAATGAAGTAAACCTGCTTACCCTCTAAGGTGCTAAGGTAATTCATTAAAGCCTCACCATGTTTAATGTGATTAACTAGTATAAGCGTGTTATTTGGAAGTTTACCTACTAACTTACTCAAAAAAGTGTTACGATCAAAGGATTCATATATAAAGTTAAGCTCTTCTCTATATCTATCCTGTGTTTCATAACGAATTTTATCTTTATAGTTAAGATTAAGTACTTTAACATTAACATTGGCTAGATAATCCTCCATTCTAAGCTCATAACTCGTCTTTTCATAGATAACCGGTCCTAGTTTACCAATAATAGACCACTTATCTATCTGTTTCTCGGGTAATGTACCTGTAAATCCATATTTGTTAGGGGTTTTGATCTTCTTTACTATCTTAGATATCTTATTACCTGATGTTATCTTGTGACACTCATCTACTATTAGTAAATCTATATGCTTTATCCAATCATTATCTTCAAACCTACTCTGTATAATGCCTATATTAGCAATAATTACATTCGCAGTAAAGTCCGGCTTCGTTTTTCCAGTCCATTTAGTTAATTTGTATGTTGTTCCACAGTTTACAAACTCTTCATAAGTCTGCTTAACCAATCCTAGGTCAGGTACAAGCACAATACACTTAAAAGTATCTCTATCTGGACTATATCTAAAGTAATTTTCTATTAGAGCAGCTGTTGTAAATGTTTTACCAGCACCTGTACCAAGAACACATGTACCTCTACCAAGTCTCATAGCCTTACCTATAACTTCTTCTTGATATTCACGTAAGTCAAAGGCAAAATCTTTATGCATCGGCTTATCTAAACCAACATCTATAGCTTTCTGAAGTGCAGGCGTTATGTTAACCTGTATATTAATCTGATTCTTAATAAGATACTGTCGAATATCCCAGTATAACCCAAGCTCGCATGAGCCTAAGTTACTAATCACATACTTACGACGAGGAGCAAACCTATTAAACCTTCTAGCGAACCTAGCGCCATCATTTTCCACGCTAAAATGCTCACGCATTCGATCGTATAGCGACGAATCATCACACTTAATATGAAGCTTACCGGATGACTTTATATAATCAAAGTGTATCATACTATAACTGCTCCATCTTCTGAACATCTATTATGTTCTTTATATCAAATCCCATTTGACCCATAACCTTTTCTACTTTCTCTAGATATTCAATGATCATATTACATTCATATATCTTAGATGTAAGTTCCTGCACAGCATCATGCCGTTCAGCTGCTGATTCAGCTGCAGCTTGACTTATTTTAACAGGTGAAGTTTCAATTACTCCTTTCGTTAAAGTCTTCTTAAGAGCCTTTTTCTTATTAAGTAGCTCACCTCGCTTAATTTTGGCTTCCATTAACCTAGCAACCCAGAAATGCTTACGAGCAGGTAGCCTCATTTGAGCTTCCTTAAGATTGAAATCATCAAGTACAAGATCTTTACCGACATCTTCAATAAATTTTTTAAGCAATTCCACAAACTTAGTATAAATATAAATATGCAAGAGTCAAGAGGTAAATTTGAAGAGAGGTTCTTTAAGTTACTAGCTGAGGATATTTCTACCGGAGGTGGAGCTCTTGGAGCATCGGCGCAAGGTGGTACTATTTTTAATCCAGATGGTCAAATTAACTCAGGAGATACATACGCACCTGGTGATGCAAGACCAAAGATGTTAGGTAGGGGTACAAACAAGAAGTGGTTATTATCTAAGAAAAAGAAAGATAAAAAGAAGAAGGGTATAGATGGAGTATTCTTAACCGGAGAAGAAGATGAAGAGGGAATGTGTCCGGATGCTTGTTGTGGAATGCCGATAAAAGAGTGTAAATGTGGTCCGGATTGTGAGCATTGTAATTGTTACGAGATCAACAATGGCTGATCTAGGACATTGGCAGGGATTGCTTACAGAAGATACTATTCCGTACGGTTTTATATACGAGATAACGAATCTCACTAATAATCGTAAGTATATTGGTAAGAAGCAGTGCCAATCAGTACGTAAACGACCACCTCTTAAGGGTAAAAAGAATAAACGGCATCAAATCGTTGAAACTGATTGGAGAACTTATACTTCTTCATCAAATGAGCTAAATAAAGACATAATTAAGCTTGGTAAGGATAAATTTAAGTTTGAAATACTTATAAGTTGTGATAGTAAATGGGAACTCTCTTATAATGAGATGAAGCTACAGGTAGAACGTGAGGTTTTACTAAAAGATGAGTATTACAATGGAATTATCAACGTTCGAATTGGAAAAAGAAGAAGATAACGTCAGAGGTTATGTTTTTATTAACTTAAATCGACTGCTAGAGGCCTCCTACAATGAATATACGTGGTATATTACGGAGAATGAACTAAAACTCAGTAGAAAAGACAAGAATAAGCTTGGTATACACTTTATTACAAATAAGCTTATTAGTATTTGCTCAAAAGACCGTAAGAAGAAGTGGTTTTACTACCAAATCAATGAGAAGATAGAAAATACACTTGTTAGGCGTATATTTAACGCACTGCCCACTAATATAACGTATGGAGATAATACATTTAAGATGTTTTTAAGCGAGAGAGATTACTTAGCCTTCGCAAATGTTGATGCATCAGCTGTTAGTTTCCGTAAGTTTCGTAATTTTTTGAAGAGATATGAGTTACAGCAACTAGAGGCTGAACTTATGAATAATATCAATATAAAACTATCACTTCTACCATAAATAAAGATATGAAGAAGTTTTTAAAGCTTATTGCAGAGAATCAACCGGGAGAGCATGGTGAATATACTGTGACCTTAACAGATCCATCCGGTAGAGTAGAGAACCAGTTCACTATTACAGGTGGTGATTTTGCTTTTGACAACTTTCAAGCGTTTAAAGAGGAAATGACCGGAGAGTCAGAAGATAATGAAATGCTGGCAATGACTAGTAAGGATAATGTAGATAGCGCTGTTAGTAACCTAGCATCTAAAGCTAAAAGTGGTGCGGGTGGTTTAGCTGGAAAAATATTAGGTACTAGTGCTCAAGCAGCAAAAAAAGCGGTAAAGGATAGGGAGAAGGTAAACAAGAAGGCTATACCTGTTTTTCAGAAAGCTACAAAAGAACTTGAACAAGCATTAACAAAAGCAGCACAATGAAAACTAATAGATTATTCGAAAAATATATGAAGGCACTCATCGAGCAAGATGAGCAAGAGCCTGTAGATGCTACTGATGCTGCCGAACAGCCACCTGCACCTGAACCTGAAGTACTTACTTCAGAAGGAGAAAGGTTTCTTATTGAGTTAGTAATAAAAGCTTTCTTACATAAGCCTGATGAAACTGAAGCTAACATTGTTAAGGAGCTACAGGCTACACTTTTAAGAGATAGACCAAAAGATGTTCTAGAGAATATAAAAAATATGCTTGAAATAAGCCCAGTCGATACTAAAAGATCGTTAGGTTTAACTACAGATATTAATTCATGAACTATAATAGAAAAGATTTAGCTGATTTATATGGTCGGGTAAGAGGTAAAGAAGTACCTGATAATAAAAATTTACATGTAGTAGGTGAGGCTAAGGTTACTATTGAATATGACGAGGGTAAAACAGAACAAATTGAGTTATCTGATGTAAACGCACGTGAATTAAAAGATATTGCTAAGGTAAGTACGTCTAGGAACCCGATGATCATGAAGATTGATGGTAAGTGGGTAGGTTCTGATAGACTCACTAAAAAGCAGCTCCAAGATACCTATGATGAGGTTAAGAGTATGGCTGATATGGGCACTATATCAGAAGTAATAGAGAAAATTGCTAATAAAGCTACGATTTTTGATGAGCCTGTTAGTAGTTTTAACTCAACATTAAAAAAGATTCAACAGTTTTTAATAGATAGTGCTAAATTGACACTTAAAAATAATAATAAAAAAGTAAATGCTCGGACAGTAAAAGCGGAACTTGTTAGAATACTTGGTATTATATCATCTGGTGAATTACAAAAAGCCTTTGTATCTTACCTGGATTCTGCAGGTGATGGTACATTTAACATATGGTCGTCTATGGATCCAGAAAATAATGATAACAAAATTTATTTTGCTTTAGATACAGATGTAGGTAGATTTTTACAAATAATGAGACCAGCAAGTGATTTAGCAGCAACTAGAGGTGCAGCTGGTCCTGGTGAGGCTTTATTGGCTTTCCTATATGGTGGTGTTAAGCCTCAAGGGTCAGGTGATATTTTATTATCTTCTGGTGATAGAGATAGTATTGAGCTCAAAAAACAAGAAGGTAGAATAGGTAAAGGTATTAAATCAGCTAGCGTTAGAGCGTTAGAGCAATTATTTTATGGTAAAAGTCCAGGTATAAGTCAGCGAAATATATCAATAGCAGATGAACGCGAAGAGGCGCGTGAAACTATATATAAAGATATAAGAAAGCCGCTCCCGGATAATATTACGAGTGATTTAAATTTTAAGGATAAGGCGCAGACTATTTTTTCTTTAGACCAACTAGAAGAACTCCAGAAATATATAAATAAGGCTTATCCGGAGTTTAAGCATGACGCTTGGTTTGCGATAGAAAAAAAATGGAAACGCCTGCCGAACCCACCCTCTGAGATAGCAGCTAATAAACTTAAAAGTACAAGTACAAGTGTTTTAGCGGATATGAGTGTGCCTGAGTTTTTGGAGAAATACTCTGGTGTTTCGTTTGGTAAGAAAAGTGTAAAATTTAATTCAGAGTTACCTAAAGGTGCTGTATCCGATGTTATTGATACAATACCTGGTGATTCGCCTAGACAAAAAATTGCTAACTTAGTAGGAGGGTGGCATCTTAAGCACTACATGACTCATATTGAACCTTTTAAGTGGTTACTGGTATACAAACCTGATGGTACGGCAGCATCAATAAGATATGATACTATTATTAATACACCAGCTATTGAGTTAATTAAACTAATGGCCAAAAAACATCTATTTTTCGGTATTAGACCAGATGATCAAGGATTTCACATAGAAGTACATTAATTATGAAGAACTTTAAACTATATTTTGAGCAATATCAGCTCATAGAAGAAGCTACTAAAGCTAACACACACCTAACACACTTAGAAGAATTAATTCTCACTAAGGGAGAAGCGGGTTATGGTACGGCACGTGGGTTTATTACCGATTTACTTTCACATTTACAAGGTAAGAGTAAGAGAAAAGTTAACACTTCTGTTAAATGGGATGGAGCTCCAGCTATATTTGCTGGAAAGCATCCTGATACAGGTAAGTTCTTTGTAGGTACAAAATCTATATTCAATAGAGAGCCTAAGATTAACTATTCTGACAATGATATTGAAATGAATCATGGGCATGCACCTGGGTTAGCTGATAAGTTAAAGAAAGCTCTCAAATACTTACCTAAGTTGGGTATTAAAGGTATACTTCAAGGTGACTTTATGTTTGATACCTCTATGATTGGTAAAGAGACTATTGATGGAGTACCTCACTACACCTTTAAACCTAACACCATTAAGTATGCTGTAGAGACAGACTCTAAATTAGGTCAAGAAATAGCAAATTCCGTGTTTGGTATTGTTTTCCATACTGGTTATAACGATTTAGATAGTCCTCCACAGTATGGTATTAACGTTAAAGGTCTTAAAAAGGTACCTGGTGTATGGGTTGACGATGCAGTCTTTACTGATACTACAGGAACTGTTACTTTAACTAAGGATGAAGCTAAACAAGTTAAAGATTTAGTTAAAACAGCAGACTCTATTAAGGTAAAGTATAAAGACTTACCTTTAGATCTAATGAACATATATGTTAACTCTGAAATACAGCAAGGTAAGTTCTTAGAGGATGCAGAAATGTCATTTAACGGGTTTGTTGATTGGTTTAAGTCGAGAATGACTAAGGAAATTGAAAAGCGTAAGTCAAAAGCTGGAAAGCTTAAGGTAGAAGAAAGCTTTAAAAAGAAGTTAGCAGAAGTTCAACAGTCAAAAGATAATATAGTTAATATCTTTAAGGTGAGTCGTTTGCTATCACAAGCTAAACAGATTTTTGTTAACAAATATAACAATGCTACTTACAACACTAAACATTTTTTAGATAATGAAGATGGTACCTTAAAGGTTACTGCACCAGAAGGTTATGTTGCCGTTAGTAAGGCTGGTGGTGCTGTTAAGCTCGTCGATAGATTGGAATTTAGTAGAGCTAACTTTAGCGGAGGCCAAACAAGCACAAGAAAATGAAACCATTTAAAGAATACTTTACAGAGGGTCTATGGGATAATATTAACGCTAAGAGAAAGCGTGGTGAAAAGAGTGCTCGTAAAGGTAGTAAAGCGTATAAAGCAGCT